CTCTGTAGGATTACTTGTACCAGTCTGACTGATCAGGGCAACATATTCTTTATAACCTACACTGGCACTATTTCCTGAAGTACCACTACTACCTATTCCTCCTGATGTTCCTGACGTTCCTGATGTACCACTTCCATTAATTCCACTGGTACCACTTGTTCCTCCACTACCAGATGATCCACTTGTACTGGATGATCCTGAACTACCACTTGTGCCTGAGGTTCCTGTAGTACCTGATGTACCATCAAAACTACTTGTTCCTGAAGAGCCACTGATCCCACTTGTTCCACTGGTACCAGAAGTTCCTTTACTACCACTAAGGCCACTAGTCCCTGAAGAACCACTTGTACCATTATGTCCAGAAGTACCAGATGTACCAGCCGTTGCAGATGTGCCACTCGTACCAGTAGTACCTGAAGTTCCTCCAGTACCATCTATACCAGATGTTCCAGAAGTTCCTGAACCATCAGTACCAGATGTACCATCAATTCCTGAACTTCCTGAAGTACCATTACTTCCTATAAATCCATCTATTCCTGAAGTACCAGAAGTACCAGAAGTACCTGCAGTTACATTGGTACCAATAGTACCAAATACAGCTGTCTGTAATTCACAGATATATTGATCAAATTTTTGTACGGTTATTGTAAGTGTATCACATGTTTGAACTCCTGTACATGGTAAGTTTGGTCCATCATACGTTATACGAGAAGACTCAATAGGTTTTGCAATACAAGGATCGCATGTAGAGTTTTCCTTAGAATTTTCATAGTCTTTCAATGCAGCACTTTTGTAGATTGCTACTTTCTCTTCTACATCATCTTCATCACATTTTGGACGTATAAATCCACCAAAGACTTTATATTCTGCCATGATTAAGGAATATACATGATGTAATAACACGCAATACCAGGTTGATAATTAAGATGAGATCCGTCTGATCCTGCATCTGCAATACTTGGTGCTCCTACAGAAACATTAGCAGATTCACTTGAAGTTCTTCCTAACGTAGGTGCAGTAGCATCTCCTTTAAGAGTATAACTCCAAGAATTCCAAGCACTATATAATAACTGTGATTGAACTATAAATGTTGTACTTGTAAGATCACTACCAGTATCCTTATTAATATTAGCAATAAAATGATAATGTGTAGGATTTGTAACTGCTGGAGCACTTGCAGTATGTGTATGTTTAGGCATCTGTGGAGTTGATAAAATAATAGAATTAACTCCAATGCTTGTCCATAACGCATATGTAGGATTATCTCCTCCTGGCAATACTGCTGCATCCATTGGTATAAGTCCTGGAGTGGTAGTACAACCAACTCCTACTCTTCCTCTCTTATCAGGAGTACCATTAGCACCATTACAGAGATATATGTTTGCCCATATACCAAGTCCTGTTCCATCACTGGCAAATACATTCAATGGTCCATAATACTCTACTACTGTGAAAGGAACCATCTTGTTACACATCAATGTTGTTACAGCAATACTGTTCAGGTAAGCCTGAATTTGTGCATTTAACTCTGCTCCATTAGATGAATAGTTTGTAAGTATGTCATTGATAACAGCTGTAAGAGAGGTATCCAATGTACATACTTCTGTAATGACTGCCTGTAAAATAGCATGCGTTCCTGCAGTAGGAGAAACAGAAAGACAACTTGGTATTGTATAAGGAGCATTTAGTGTGTTCAAAGCAGTATAGATCGTAGTAATCTGCTCTTGGAGATCACACACACATTTAATGAGCGTTTCTACCAGGTCTACAATTGTGATAGGATTACATATAGGAAGATTGGCTTGAACAAGATCACATATAATAGTAGGATTGATATAAGGTATAATACCTGTTCCATCTAATGTGGTAGTAAGATACCCTATGAGGGTTTGCTCTATATACGAAAGAGAGTCTCCATTCTTAATACCTAGAAGAGGAACATCAACCCCTGTATATTTTACACATTTGTCAGAAGTAATTTCTGGACATCCATTAAAGCAGTTTGAACATGACATATCATTTGAATATTAAAAGTTTAACTCTGCTTGCAATTCGATTAACTGAATACTGTGATGCATATTCAGGATTGCAATATTTATATGTTAAGATTCTTTGATAATTCAAAAGATCTAACATCACTGTTCCTTCAATAGGTCGATTAAGAGCAAACACAGTATTGTTATACAGAGAGTTTGCCATCTCAAATATTTTGCAATTAATATCCTCTAGCAAACTAGGGATAGTTGAACATTCAACGCAATTGGTAAGTCTTGGAGTTAACATGATCGTTAAGGTTTACTTAATGATTGTGCATAACAGGATGGGCAAAGGCCATTGTTTAAATGACACCCACATCCTACTTCTTTACCACATCCTCTGCATCTTGCATAAAGAACACGTAATCTGACTGCCATGATAATTTAGTTAAAGTTTCTGCCTGTACATCCACAATTTCTAGCAATAAAGTTATTGAGCATCTTGTACGCTGTCTCATACAATTTATTGCTCTCTATAATCGCACAGTTGTTCGCTGCTGCAATAGATCCCTGAATGAAAAAGTAAATTGTGTTTAAATCTACTTTAGCCTGAGTTTTAATTGCTAAGTCACACTCCATCATGTCCAATTTCATAAATGCCTCATCAAATCTCTCCTGAAGTCTATCTACCCTCATGATTGATTTTTCAACAAAGTATTTGTAATTAGGATTTACAGAATAGTTAAAGTAATATACACCATCAGGGATAGGAAGAATAGGTTCTCCTACATCAGTTATTCCTAATGTGGTAGAATTGTATGCAGTAAATTCATTTTCTGTAAACGGTACACTTACTGCATCAAATCCTGGAGGAGTTATAAGTAATGTAACTGATGTAATATTAAATCCAACAGGATAAAAAGATGCATCTACCACTCCTAATGTAAAAGTGTTATACGTAGGAACCACGAGTATGTTTAATACGGGATCTGCCATTTTGTATATGTTTTAAAAAGAAAGGGAAAGAGTTTTCACCCTCTCCCTTTCAAATTGGATTTGCAAACTACTATTTATGGTCTCATAAGAGTAGTCGTGGTAGAAGTAGTGCTTGAGATAGTTGTAGTTGATGTGGTAGTAATACAAGCATTGTCATCAACAAATAGACCATTGGCAGCTTCCAGAATTGCTTCCAGATCACCTTCTTCAGTACTTCCAGTTATAACAGCAATGATGACCATCTGATCCAGTGGAATGTAATCACCCCAGTTGTAAGCAGATTTGTCAAGTTCATTGAACCTGATGTAGAAAGTGGTATAAATTTCACCATCAGTTACCCAACTTTCAAAGTTAGGATTATAACCAGCGATCCTGTACAGATGTTTCAAGTAACCAGCCTGATAACTGTAGTAATTCTTTTCGAGCTGTTTCATCTCACCAGAACTACCAGTAGGATAAGAGGCACGTTGAATTACAGTAGCTTCAGCAACAATATTACAATTGTCTGCAACAATGAAGTCAGCTGTAGTAGCAGGTCCACTGTATACAAAGGTATAGAACCACATTCTGTCATATTCCCAAGGGAAAGCAGCAACATCACATGGCTGGCCATAGACGGTCAATGGTTTTCCTGTAATACGAAGGATAGTTCCACCTACATTTTCAAATGTATAGAACTGATTCAAACTGATATTGTCAGGATTAATACCAGGAGCTGCTGTTCTCAACTTTACAATGAGTTGATTAATCAGAGCATTGGTATCAACAGTGTCACAAGGACTACCATCACATTCACAACAAGGTGCCTGAACAGTTACTGAACGTGTGAAACCATTGAAATAGAGAGTTTGCAGATAACTGGAATGAGCACGTAAGGTCAGGGTAACGATGTCACCACATTTTACGTTCCATTGGTCCACATCTGTAATCTGAACTGCAGGAGTTCCGCAACCAGTGACTTTGTACCATTCCGTGATATTGGAATTACAAAAAGCAGTTGCCAAACATCCTTTAATTTTATCAGAGCGTTTTGTACCTTGCAAATAGGTGTTTATACGCCCTTGTGCAATGTACCAGTAGGGAGCAGTAGTAATGTTAGCTGCTGTTGCAAAAGCATAGGTATTTAAGAATACCCCAACCTTACCAGCGGTAAGATCTTGTGTAGAACCACTATCAGCTATTGTCACATCTTTAGGGACAACAAATAGGGTCGTTAATGAGAAATCAGCCATTTTGTTTAATTTTTAAATGTAAATACTCATTCGTTTGTTTGTATCCTCATCTGTGCAGTTTGAATCGCTAAATTATTCTCTGTGTACATTGCCAAACTTTGAACGGTTAAATCTAAGAGTTCATCTTCCAAATATGCATTTAACTCACAATTTTCATCTGTAGAGAGCATCCCATCAAAATGAGTATACCCCACCTTGTCGATATATTTTGGATATCTTACATAGGAGAGGTATAATTTAGTTGGTGTGAATGTTCCGTCTGTAAATATAGATAATTCATCTGAAGAAACGAAATTAAATGTTTCCTGATCATTATTCAGTATAAACTGAATATCACCATGACTTGCCAAATCTCGATTAATCCAAATCTTTCTATTTTTACATCTCCCCTTATCTGCCAGTAGATAACTATCTACATAGAACATATATGGAGGAGTCAGATTATTAATGGGAGTTACCCACTTATGTAGATCTGCATTGTTTAATGTTAAAGGCAGAGGATGATCCTCATATAACTCAATAAGTCTCTGTAAATCCTCATACCGTTTCTTAGAAGCATCCAGTCCTAAACCTGTAGGAGTTGGTATGCCATCTAACTTTTGCTTAATTAATTTAATCTGAGCCTCATTGAGAGCCAGGATCTTATCTTCAAGCTGTATCTGCTGATGAGTATTAGTAGACAGCTTATTCAAACGCTGATCGATCTTATATAATAAACTGTCTACTGATATCATGCTGCAGCTATTTTCTTCGTTTTCAATTTACTTTCCAAAATGAGAAGTTCTTCCTGATGATCGTCATCAATTAAAAACTTCACTAAATCGTCCTCATCCTTGGCTACTTCATATTCTCCTTCATAGATTCTACCATTAGGTTTTGCCCTGTAGATAGAATGTCCAATGGCCTGCTTTACCAAATCCTTTATATGGAGCAACTGTTCTTTCATATCAGCAAATCTCTCGAATACATCAATGGTAGAAAGTCCTTGGAAAGTACCACTCTTGAATTCAGTTTCTTTTAGAAGAGTATCTACCTGATTGTAGACAAAGTCTTCTTTAGATTCTTCTGTTACAGGAAGTCCAAGTAGACGTGCTACTTTTCGTTTCTTATCAGGAGTCATATTATCAAACTTAGTAATTGCATTATTGATCAACCTTTTCTTTTTGTATGCAATCGCTGTTTCAATTTCATCATCAGCTACATAAAACTGTGTATCTGCAGGATATTCTCCACGTTCCCATGCCTGGAAACTTGATGCAATTGTAGGATGTACTCTTAACCAAGAAAAAGTAAGTTCCTGAAACGTAATAGCACAATCAAATAGATTGTCACCATCCAATAGTTTTGCAGGTTGTACATGTCGTTGATCATCACTTGATGTAGAAAGGCCATAGTTCCAGAAAGAGGAACGAGGTCCTAAATCAATTTCACCCAATGCTTCTTCAAGTTTTACTCTCAGAGCTTTCACTCGTGCGATTTCTAATTCTTTTTCAAGAGGATCAGCAATTCGTTTAATGTAACCAGCTTCAGGATCAAGTCCTGTTCTGTATTTTCCATCAATCTCTTTATATGGATACTTGAACACTCCTGTTCCAGGAATTCTTGTTAATCCATTTTTATACTTGGCCAGACTGCCTTCCATTGTTTCCTGTTGAGAATTACCATATTCCCGTTTGATCACTGAGATCTTTCCAATTTTGCCCATAATGTAGTTTATTGATTTGGTAAGTGTCGTGTGAGGTAATCGAACCCTCGTCAATCCGTATGAAACGAACTCTCTTTCCAGTTGAGCTAACACGACAAGTTGCCCCCCAGCGCATGAGATGCTGGAGGACTTCTTGTTGGCACTAATATATCAAAACACAGACAGAAGATCCTTAGAATTGTGGGATTTCCTCAATTAAGACTGTACGAGACAAATCTTCAATGAAAATATCACAACGGTCTTTCATCCAAAGTTCGTAACCTGGGAACTTGTTAGCACTTGACATACCCTGGCTCTTTGCAAAACCTAAGTGGTGACGAGTACCATCGATATACCCCCAAGTCATCGAAGGAGCACCCTGCATACGTACTTCACGGATGTTGTTAACCATTGAACCATCGCTCATTGGAGAAACATCAAATACCATAAATACAGGTGTGGATTTTTTGTTCTGACCAAACTCAAGATTGCTCTGAGGAAGATCAAGTTCTTTCAGGTGGATCAGTTCAACACGTCCTGTTTCACGAGTGACCATAGAGTCAAACGCAAAGTTGTAGGTAATGTGTTGGCCTTCACCCTGCATGTAACGATTTCCGCTATCAGCCATGAATGTCAACCCTGAATTGAGAGCGTCATTCTTCAAAGCCTGTTGGAATACGTCAAACCCTGCTTCGTTGGTGTACATTTTCACCCTACGGTCTTTTACATCGACACGTCTGTAGAACAGATCACCAAATACGGAACGGATTAAATTTGCGCTGAATTCACCACGGTTGTATTGAACAAGGTTACCATTGTTACGCATACGGTGATAAACACCAGCAGATGTACGTTTCAGGTTTTGTTGAGAACCATTGGTTTTAACTGTACCTGGTTTTGACCAGATCATACGTTTAACCTTCAGTTCCAACATTGATTTACGCATCCAGAATTCAATAAACGGTTCCCACTTCACATCGTTACGTGTGAGTGGAAGTTGGTTCCTACGTTGAGGAGCATAAACCAAAATGTCAAGAGCTTTGCCAGAAGCATCTCTCATCATTTTGTCATCAGCCCATTCAGTGATCTTGTGTTCAAAACCATAACCAGAGGCCAAGCTTTCAAACATTGTGATCTCTTCACCCAAACGAGGAAGTCCTAACAAGTCTTGATCGAATTCGCCAATAGCTGCATCAACCATTTCCAGTTCAATACCAATCTGAAGAAAGGTGCTTGTTACGAAATCTACCATTGGATTGTCTGTTACCAGAGTCCAAGTGTAAAGGTAACCCATATTCCATGGCATAGGATCTTTCACACAATACCAGCGAGGGCCGTACTGACGAGATCCTACAGACACGATTGAATTCTTAGAGAACTCGTTAGTGTCCAGTACAGTTTGAAATTCCTGTCCATCGATACCTGGTTTCGACATATTTGCAGTCGTAGTAGGAATGTCAATGATTTTTGGGAATTTGTAAGGTACTGCAATTTTCCACTTCCAAGCATCACTGTTATTATCAATGTAATACGGTGTGCTTTTGTTGATCATATCCAGAAAGTCATTACTGTACAATGAGCTTTGCGTATACAGACTGATGATTTTTTTGTCATAGTCTGCAGGCTCAGTGCTGTGGAATGATTCCAGATGATTCGCATCAGTTAGTTTTCCTACTGCCCGTTTGTCCATCGAAGCAATTCTGGCGTAGGTAAACCCTGTTAATCCTGGGATTGTTTGAACAGCCATTTTGTTTATAATTTAATGTTAACACTTAAAACCATGTTTTATTGAAACCACGATTGTCCAGCTTTTGCTGGAGCTTTAGTTGGAGTCTTCACTTGAGATGTTTGTCTTGCTAATTCTCCAAACAGTTGATCAGCCTTCTTTGTAACTCCTGATCGTTGAATGGTAGACAATGTAGGATCTTTTTCAAGGATCTTAAAAAGCAATGCAATCTTTACTTTTTGTGCATGGTTTTCAGGTCTCTTCAATTCTAAAACTGCTCTGTCAAAATCTGTTAGAGTTTCACCAGAATTTGTTTTATACTTGTCAACCAGGAGGAAGTCTTGTAGTTCGCTTACTAATTTAGGGTTTAATGGAATTCCATCGAACTCTTTTGTTTTCAGTTTCTCTTGAAGGATCTGTTGAACATTTGCAACGTATTGGTTTTTAACGAATTGCTTTTGCTGTAAATCTGCTTGAGCTTTTGATTCCATTTGTTGAAGCTTTGCAGCTTCTCTCTTTACCAATACCTTGTGATGTTTTGCAGCAACACTTTCAAGATCACCGTAGTTTTTAAGTCTGTCAATTTCTGTCACAATGTCTTCAGGTTCCATTTCCTGATCAGTCAATGACTGTCTAAGTACAGCAACCTGATTCTCTTCAACAGTTAAATCCAGATTTGCAAAATTCACTACTTTATTATATACGCCAAAATAATCTTCAGGTTTTACCCCTTTAACAAATATGGCTTCAAATGCATTCTTGTAGTCTTCTCCAAATTGTCCAAGGAAATTATCTACAACTTCGATTGCTCCTTTTTTCTTTTCATTATTAAATCGATCAAGGAATTCTTCAGGAGAGTTGATTATAATTTCTTCCTCATCATCCTCTTTAGAAAATACACCAAGTTTGAAAAGATCTTTTGCAAGTAATGTAAATTGGGAAACTTCTATTTCTCCTTCAGGAGCTTTTTCTATTTCCTTCTCTATTGGTTTATCAGATGTATCATCCTCAAGATTTTCTTCACCATCCTGTAAGAAGTTATTAAGGACATCCTGATCTGTATTCTCTTCTCCTTCTGCTTTCTGTATGATTTCTTTTCCCTTTGTAGGTTTGTCATCTTTAGGAATAACAACAGGAGGAACATCTTTAATGATTGGTTCCAAAGCATCTACATCAGTTGTAGATGTTTCAGGAGACATTAAATCATTTAGCAACTCAGGACTTCCAAGTCCCATCTCCATAGTATCTTGAATACCAAAGTTGAATGCTGGAGAATCTAAATTATCAGCCATATATGTAGTTTATTTTGGTTTCTCATGTAAAAATATACTATCAGTACGATATATCAAAGAATAATATAGGCACTGGAATAAATTTTGCCGTAGTAGAGCATTAATATTTTTCAGTTCTAATCAAGAAAATTATTTCTTAGATTTACTTGCTCTATTTTGTGCGTTAATCTTCGCTACCTGAATATCATTTTTCATATTCTCTCTGGTCACTTTTAACTTTTCACGCTCTACAGCCATCTTTTGATTACTCTGATTAGCTTTACTTGTAATCTCTGTCATTTTTATATCATAATCTTTAGCAGCTTTTGTACGTTCATGATCCAGTTTACTAATCTCAAGTACATCAGGAACAGCATTTGCATTCACATCAGGAAGAGCTCCTTTAGATGTAGCAGCAATAAGAGCAATCTCTTTCTTATTAATTCGATCAAGATCAGCTTGATAATCCAAACGTGCATTGTCAGCATCATGTTGTTGTTGAGCCTGGGCAAGTGCTGCCTGAGCTTGTTCTTGCTGTTGTTTCAATTCCTGATCCTTCTGTTGCATTTGTTTATCCTGTATAGCTTCTTGTCTTTCTTTTAAATCCTTAAAGACTTTTTTCATTTGACGAACACTATTTGTAGAATAGAGTTCAATCACTTCATACATCGAGCCACCATTTTGCATTAATGGTTGTGCAAGAGATCTGATTTCATCAAAGATTTTTCTATCCTCTGGACGATTTGTCATAAAGACTTTCATATCTCTGAACTTCAGATCACTTCCGTTAATTTGAATAAATGCACTTTCTCCTGTAGCTGTAATATAGGATAAGGTGCTTTCAGGTTTTGAGCTTTCAATATAAAGGGAAGCATCAACAATAGCCTGATACAACTGTAAAAGAACATACTCATGAGCTACAAAGATTGGTTCAGTTTGAGAATAGGACTGTTCAATCGCTTTGTTGGTTCCTGTTGCAGATTCACTTGGAGAGACAGCACCCATACGCTGTTTACTCATCCCTACCAGTTCCCAACATTCATTTTTCATTTGTACAGCCAGGTTATATCTTGCTTGTATTTCCTGTGTACGTGTAAGATCAATATTCTTGGCAATGCTTGTATTACTTACAGGGGCCTTTGTATTCTCTGGAGAGTCATCATCAAATGCAATACCTCTCTCTCGTGCTTCCATTTCCCATACATCAATAGCATCCTGATCATCTCCATCCTTGAGTTTTGGAATTCTTCGTATATTAACACTGGCCACATTACCAATTTCCTTTTCAAGAAGTCTGAACAACTGGTTCATACATACATTATATATAACCTGAAAAGGTTTCATCAAATCAACTAATGATTTAGCCTCTGTATTCTTTATTTCATAAATCATCCCAATGATAGGACAATAGTTTAAAAGCTTGAATGGTTTGATGTGATAGATATCTGGTCCAATCTTAGTTCCCTGATACCATTGATTAATCCAACCTGCTTCTAATGATATTTGTGTAGGAATTGTACCACTCTTATAGTTCTCATCCACAAGCATAGATTGCTCATTGCCCATTTCATCTTCGTATATCAATTTAAATATCTTCTTCTTAGAGATCCAATAACCTCTTACTACTACATACTTGTATCCAAAAGAACTAACATTATTAGTTAAACCTAAAAAGTCTTTAAGTCCATCGTTATTCTCCTTCATCTCTGATTCAATCATCATTCTGGTCTGGAGTACCAAAGGATCGAAGGTATCGTATAACACTGAGTCCTGGCCAGGGGTAGCATCAGGATTGCCAAGGTTGGATTCCCTAACATTGATAAGTCCGTAGTCTTGTAGAGATGAACGTAAGTGATCGATCTCATCTTTGGTAAGATCTGGAATAGCTTCAATGATTTCTGAAAGTTCCATTACTTGTACAGTACCAGCAGCATAGGCTCCATGTACTCTACCTGTTGGATCAGATATCCATTTGACATCAGGAGTGGTCAAATACCAGACATTTTTTGGATTGGCTACTTCTATATTATATCCTACCTTGGAGTTATCTTCATAAAGGTGATAATATTGTCTTGCAGATGCAAGTAAATCACGAAGAGCATCTTCACTTTTTTCTTTTAGATTGAAATCAGCTTTCTGACATGTAAGCATATGATTGGTGTACTTTTCTGCCAGTGATGTGTAGTTATCTAATTCATCTTTAACTTCTTCAAGAGTCATCTGTTGGACCTGCTCATCAGTAATCTGTTGTCCCTGCATAGCAGCTTTCTGCATGACCATCTCCTTAGCTTTCATTAAAATATACTTCTGAAGAATATCTGTTTTGAATTGTAGTTCTTCAGCTTTACTATCTTCATCAAAAGCTTTGGCCCTAATAGCATCTGGTCTTTTGGATATCTCTCCTACCAATTCATTTACTGGTGTTGTAATAATGGAATACATCTTCACGTATGCAGGAAGATCAAGATCCGCTTTCAACATTTCTGTAAAACTCTTGACCTGTGGTTCCTGATAAAAATCTTCCATACGAAGGATACCTTTTAGCAAATCGTAGTTTTTGACAAACGTGTCTCGATTCTTTACATACTCTGAATAGGCTTTGTTGGCAAAATAGTCCATGGTGTTTTTCACCCAACTCTCATCTTGTTTTTCTTTATCTGTCTTGAACTGATCAGGAAAGATATTCAGGTAAGCATACCGTATAGTAGCATCCTTAGTGTATCTGATAATTGCCATTAGGTAAATAGTTTTTGTTTTTTACGGGTAAACATTCCTCTTGATTCAGTGAAAAGCTGAGGCTTAACACGTCTCTTAAATAGCGAAGCCACTCTATCATCCTCTGCTCCAACTTTCCCCATGATAGGGTCCATCTTAAGAGCTTGTGCAATAGCGAGTTCTGCTGCAACAATTCTATCAAAGTTTCCTGTACTATTGTATTGAATAATTTCTTCTAATAAAACAGGGTCTAAAATCTTATTGGTACCAGTAATCATGGTAATAACTTTCCCTTCATCATCCTTCTCTGTTATTACTTCCTCTTCCATATACCCCTTAAGACAAGCGTGAAGGTAATCAATAATTTTCTGTGCTGACCTATGCACTCCGTATTCTCTTTTCACTGTAGTGTTTGGAACAATTTCCAACAACCATGTTGGCTGTTTTTCAAGATAGTGCGCATCACCCTTGGCCTTCATATATTCAATAAATGAGATATCATCGTTTTCACATAAGGTACGGGCATTATAATACTTGATCAACAATCTGGCCTGCTCTTCCCACGTTTCCTTTTTATCTGGTCTGGCACAATAACTAGCCACAAACATATCCTGATACTTCTCTCCTGTTAAGGCATGCATCCTTTTATATATGAATACAGATCCTAAAGAGTCACTATAAGCTGCCTGACCTTGTCTGTATGGGTCAACTCCTGCAACATATAATCCATAAGGAGGATTCTCTACAGGAAATTCATAAATAACTACAGGTGCATTCTTATCATCTGTTGCACGAATAGGATAATTGGATATGGCCATTTTATCTGTAAACTCATGGCTTACCCTTCCCTCATTATTATACAAGATCACTGGGACACCTGTACGTTCCTGATTCAACAATTTAGTTTTCTGTCTTTTGGCTGCTTCGATATCGAAGATGTTAGTATCTTCATTCAGGAAAATGTCATCTACCTTCTTAGGGTAGTACATCTTCTCCTTCATATATGCAATGCGATCACCTGCCTTTTTTAATCTTGCAAGATTGTCGTCTGTAATTTCATCTGCCTTTTTAGCATTGGAGATCCACATGGGTACATTGTGCAAAGGACTTTTTGCTGGTTCTTCCAAATAGGTTCCAAGCGTGGAAAGTTCTTTTGCTTCCATCCTGAATTTGTTGGACATGAATAGTCCATGTATTCTTTTTTCATCGTCCTCATTCTTATACGTCAAAAAGTTATAATTGTCTACATCAAACATTAAACTTTTTGCATCCTGAAACTTACTCATATCTCCACCAGTTCCTACCAGAATTGGAGAACATCCCCAACCAAATGGTGTAGTGAATCCTGGAATACCTGCCTGTAAGCCTCTTAAGAAAGAACCTTTTCCAATCTCATCGATAATTAATCTTCTGGGTTTTGTACCAGCGATAGCTTCTTCATTATTACCCTCGTCTAAGTTACGAATTAAAATCTGAGAGAATGGTATTCTTTCTCCTGCTCTTGTTTTAATTCCCAGGGTAACCTGTTGCTTCCAGTTGTCTTCTACCC